TGCCCGTGCGCGCTACCCGGTGCGTGAACTCCTGGGCATGACCGAGGGGGATTTAGACTGGCTGGCCGATACTGTTGTTGCCTTCATGCAAGAGATTTGATTGTCACCAACCCGCCACAATGGCGCCGCGTTGTTTGCGCGCGCGCGACTCCTGATACTGACTGCATAACCCAAAAGCCGAAACGGTCGTAAAGCCTGCTACCGGGTGGAAGTGACGCCGGACAGCGTAACCGGCACCATGGGAAACAGACAGCACTATGAATTTAAACGAACTCTATCGCCTTATCTGCAATCTCGCCCGCATTGGCACCGTGCTGGAAGTGGATACGGAAAAGTATCTTGCACGCGTCGAAACCGGCGAGAACAAAACCGACTGGATCCGCTGGGCAGTGCCGCGCGCCGGTGAAGCCGTGACGTGGTGGGCGCCGACAGTGGGCGAACAGGTATATATTTTGTGCCCCTGCGGTGAGATGGAGACGGCATTTATTGCCGGAAGCCTTTACAGCGAAGACGCACCGCCGCCAGATGCTGGCGCTACCACCTGCGTGATCCTGCACCCGGATGGCGCCCGTATTTCATATGACCCGGAGGCCAGCGCGCTGGTTGTCAGCGGGGTAAAAACGGCAAGCGTCACCGCGTCGGAATCCATTACCGCCACCGTGCCGGTGGTAACGGTCAAGGCAGATACGCGCGTTACCCTGGACACGCCGGAAGTGGTCTGCACCAACAAGCTGATCACTGCCACGCTGGAAGTACAAAACGGCGGGGAAATGAAGGGCGATATTACCCATTCAGGCGGATCGCTTTCGTCTAATGGTGTCGTTGTCCATTCGCACAAACATAGCGGCGTCCAGTCCGGTGGTAGTAATACAGGTGGCCCGGTATGAGTACAGTCCGTTACAGAGGCATGAACGCCAGTTCAGGCCATGCCATCACCGACAACGAGCATATAGCGCAGTCTATCGGCGATATTCTGTTAACGCCGATCGGTTCCCGTGTAATGCGCCGTGCTTACGGTTCGCAGCTTTTCAACCTGATAGATCAGCCGGTCGATAACGCCATAACGAAGCTGCGCGTTATGTCTGCCATCTACAGCGCCCTGTATTTATGGGAACCGCGGATCTCTCTGACCAGTATCACCCTGAGCGCGCCGGGTGCCGGTCGGCTGGTTGCCACTATTCAGGCCAATCGCACCGACAATCAGACGCCATTTAACGCCGATATCACATTGAGGGGCCAGGCATGAGCGGCACGATCGATTTATCACAGCTACCGCCGCCCGTGGTGGTTGAACCGCTGGACTTCGAAACGCTTTTCGCGCAGCGCAAGGCCGCATTTATTGCGATGTACCCGGAAGACGAACAGGAAGAGATCGCCCGCACGCTTGAGCTTGAATCAGAGCCGATCACCATGCTGCTGGAAGAGAATTGCTATCGCGAATTGCTGTTGCGCCAGCGGGTGAATGAAGCGGCCCGCGCGGTGATGCTGGCTTATTCCACAGATAGCGATCTGGATAATCTGGCGGTCAATTTCAACGTTGAACGTCTGACCATTCAGGAAGAAGACGACAGCGTTACCCCGCCAATTGAAGCCGTGATGGAGTCAGACGCGGATTTACGCACGCGCACCCAGCAGGCGTTTGAAGGTCTGAGCGTGGCCGGGCCAACGGCGGCGTATGAATTTTGGGGGCGTTCAGCAGACGGGCGCGTAGCTGATATTTCGGCGGTCAGTCCTACGCCTGCCTGTGTCACCATTTCGGTGCTGTCGCGCGAGGGGGACGGAACGGCCAGCGATGATCTGCTTTCCGTGGTCACTACTGCCCTGAACGATGAAGAGGTGCGCCCGGTGGCCGACAGGGTAACGGTGCAGTCTGCGGAGATCGTGCCGTATCAGATTGATGCAACGCTTTACATCTATCCGGGGCCGGAAGCCGAACCCGTCCGGCAGGCATCGGAACAGCAGTTACAGGCTTATATTGCTGCGCAGAATCGCTTAGGCCGTGATATTCGCCTTTCGGCTATCTATGCCGCCCTGCACGTCGAAGGCGTCCAGCGCGTTGAACTGGCGCAGCCTGTTGCGGATATCGTGCTGAGTGACTACCAGGCATCGCACTGCACCGAATACACCATAACGGTGGGTGGTTACGATGAGTAATGACCTGTTCCCACCCAGCGCCAGCCGAATGGAGAGAGTCGCCGCGCGCGTCTGTGCGTCGTTGGGTGAAGTGCCCGTGCCGCTGCGTCAGTTGTGGGACCCGTGGACGTGTCGGGCTGATCTGTTGCCCTATCTGGCGTGGGCCTTCTCCGTTGATCGCTGGGATGAGGCCTGGCCGATCAGCACGAAGCGTAAGGCGGTGGCCGATGCGTTCTATCTGCATAAGTACAAGGGTACAACGGGCGCCATGCGCCGGGTTGTGGAGCCGTTCGGCTTCTTCATCCGGGTTAACGAGTGGTGGAACATCGACACCGCACCGGGCACCTTCACGCTGGATATTGGGGTGGAGGACCAGGGCATTAGTGAAGAAACCTATCAGGAGCTTGAACGCCTGATCGCCGATGTGAAGCCGTGCAGCCGTCATATGCTGGGAATGTCTCTTCACCTGCAAACAACCGGCGATCTGTATATCGGCGCGGGCAGTTATTCCGGCGATACGCTAACCGTGTACCCGTATTTCCCTGAAACCATAGCCGTGGGCGGTGATGATTACACCGGCGCGGCAATCCATTTAATTGACACCGTGGAGATCGCAAGTGGCGACTAAATATTATGCCGTGCTAACCAATGTGGGCGCGGCGAAACTGGCAAAAGCCACGGCATTGGGTGCGCAGGTTGAGATCACCCAGATGGCTGTAGGCGATGGTAACGGCGTATTGCCGACGCCGAACCCGGCACAAACGGCGCTGGTTCATGAGCTGCGACGCGCACCGCTCAATAGCCTGAGCATTGACCCGAATAACACAAACCAGATTATTGCCGAGCAGGTGATCCCCGAAGACGTGGGCGGGTGGTGGATCCGTGAAATCGGTTTATTCGATAAAGACGGCGATTTGATTGCCGTCGCCAACTGTGCGGAAACCTATAAGCCGCAGTTACAGGAGGGGAGCGGGCGTGTGCAGGTGGTGCGCATGATCCTGATTGTCAGCAGTACCGCCGCCGTGACGCTGAAAATTGATCCGTCCGTGGTGCTGGCAACCCGTAAATATGTTGATGATGCCGTTATTGAAGTTAAGGCATACGCCGATGATGTGATGAAAAAACATGTCGATGCTGCGAATCCTCATAATCAATATCCTCTCGTCGCGAATGCTTTGAAGGAAATGGCGGACGCGGGGCTTGTTTCTCAGGTATTAGAAAATCTTGGCCTTAAGGGGGCGGCGAAGCGTGATGTAGGGAGTGGTAGTAATCAGTTACCAGATATGAGCTTATTTGCCGGCTCTCTTGGAACCCCTGGTTATCAAAAGTTACCTTCCGGGTTGATTATCCAGTGGGGGCTGGCGAGTGGCGCATCCAGCTACACGGTCACATTCCCTGTGAGTTTTCCGGGGCGGACACTGGCATTGCTGGCGATCCCGCATACCACTCAAGCAGCCGGTGTTGCCTCGGTTGGGGTGGCAAACTGTTCTGATTTGGGGAAATCGCAGTGTTACATCGTGATTGGAAAAGTGAGCCAGGGCGCAATGATTGAGTTTGAGCGCGCCTGTTTTTGGGTGGCTATAGGAGTATAGGTGGCAATATGATTTATTTTTCAAAATCAGCGAATGGATTTTTCGTAGATGGTATCAATGAAGATATGCCAGAAGATATTGTTGAAGTTAGCGAAGATATGTATGCCTCGCTTATGTCAGGCCAGCAAACTGATGGGAAGGTAATAACATCAGATGAGAATGGTTATCCGGTACTGAGTATTCCTGAGGTTGACCATGCTGAGGCCGCTGAGCGGCAACGTGCAGTCTTAATTGCTGAAGCAAACTCATATATCAATGAAAGGCAATGGCCGTCAAAACTTGCTCTTGGTCGGCTGGGGGAAAGCGATAAAGCTGAGTTTAATCGCTGGCTTGATTATCTGGATCAGCTTGAGGCTCTTTCCCTTTCTGACGCGCCGGATATCACTTGGCCGGATAAGCCGGAATAAGTTTTCATTCCGGCACGCATGGCCGGTTCTAACCGTGCTGGCCGTGTGTATCGAGTACAGTCATTTTTAACGGTGCTGTAGCACGGTCATTTATGGCAGTGCCGCCAGGAGGGGAAGCGGGCAAGGGCCCGCTTTTCTTATATCGAAAGGTTGGTTTTCACCAGAGAGAAGAGATCGTCGGTGGTCGTTTCGGCCAGCTTTTCCCGTATGTCCTCGCTTACCCGTTTCAGGTTGAGCGTAAAATCAATTTTCTTTGCCTTCCCGTCCTTAAAAAACTCCGTCCGGTTTTGCGTGATCTGCTCAATGACATACATGCCGTAGATCCTGCCTGTGCCTTCTATCAGGGGCCACGGGCGCCCGGAAAAAGCCATAGTTTCCAGCATGACAAGCGACACATCACCGCCGCTTATTTCGGGGTACAGCGTGCCGCTGAGTACGAACGGTTCTTCATCTGCGCCGATGAACTGATAGCGCGGGGATTTCCCCACGCGATCGTTTTTGACGTGCCGCCAGGAGTTGGTTTTATTCGCACTCTGATAAGGCGTGGTTTGCAGTGAAAAGGGGAACATCCCCAGAATCATCATCATGATATTGCCCTTAGACGTGATCGGTCAGTTGGGAACGCTTGCGCCGGTCGGCCTGCTGCTTCGCTAACGCAAGTTCTTCGCGCACGCGCCTGATAATGGTTTCTTCATCCAATTTCTGGCCGCTAAAGTCGAAGTTAAGGTTATATACATCGCCACCCGGTGCAGGCATCAGCGCAGCGACGGAAGCCGCAGACGGCGACGCCGAAACGGGCACCCGTGCGGCGGGCTTCTCAACCTGCCAGGGGGTAACGGAAGCGATCAGCGATCCGGTCTGCTGCGTCACCCAATCGGTAAGGGATGGTAGCTGGCGCTGTGCCTGCTTAAGCGGTTCCGAATATCCGCCCCGGATCGGGATAAAGGGCTGCTTATTCTTGAAGACGATTTCGCCGGGCCCGTCTTTCTTCTCCGTGGTATTGGTAGCGATCTTGTCCAGGCTGCTGCTCATCTTCGGCACGATGTTGGCCGGGCCCTTGAGCGAGTTAATTAAGCTTTCCTGCTTTTTCTGCTGGTCAATGGCCTGCTGTTGCTTCTGGTTGGTTTTCTTCTGCTGATCGTCTTTCGGCGACCAGTTCCAACCCTTTTTAACCATTTTCTTTTGCTGCGGATCCCACTCCCAGACAACAGGGTCTTTGTGCATACTTTCCGCAGCTTGCTGCGCTGCTTTTGTTGCGTCGGGGATGGCGCCGAGTTTTTCCAGTACCCATCCTATACCGCGCGCTATTCCTTCGATTATTGGTGTTAATGCAGATAGAGCGTTACCGACAACCTTACCGAACGTTTCCCCGGCACTGGTGCAGGAGGCTAGCGCTTCGCTGGAGAACTGGATAGGTTCGAATAGTTTTGTGAACCACTCCCAGACGCCACCGACAGCATTACCGATAGAGTCAAAGAGTGGGGCTAGTGGTGCAAAGGCTGTACTAAATGCTGAGGTTAAAGGCTGTAAGCCACTCATTAACCCGGTGTAAAAGCCAGTGAAAAAGGCTTTTATAGGTTCCCAGAATTTAATAACGGCGATCGCTGCTGCTGATAAAGCGATTACCAGTATTCCAATAGGGCTAAGAAGTAATGATAACCCGCCACCCAACGCCATCATTACGGTGCGTCCAACGTTCAGCAAAGCGCCGAAACCGGAGGTCGCCAGAGTTCTGAGGCCATTACCAAGCCAGGTTATAGCCGTCATAGGCCTTGTGAATAGGGTAAATAGCCCCTGTCCGGCAGCAACAGCACCGCGTGAAAGTGCCATTAACGCTGTGTTTAACCCGCCAATAGCTTGTTTACTAAATTGGGTAATGCCAGACGCAGCAGATCGGAAGAGGGCAGGCCAGTCTTTAATACTTCGGCCCACGCCAGATAGTGAGGGGATCAGCCCGCGTAATGTGCTGGATAATTTTCCCAGCGAGCCTATGAGGGGAGTTACCCCACCGGAGCCAGCCAGCGTGGGGAAGCTGAGGCGAACAAGTGCCATCGGGCCGAGCACTGCGCCGATGGTCAGTATCAGGCCACCCACGACAACCAGCAACGCGCCTATGGCTGCGGTGACTTTCATGATTGAGCCAACCAGAGCCGGGTTTGCCTCAACCCAGCGGCGGACGCTGCCAACCACCTTACTGACGGTAAGCATGATATCCATCAGCGGTTCGCGGAGCGTTTCCCCTGCTGAACTCAATGCGTTAACCGCGCCGGTTTTGGTCAGTTGCCACTGAGCTGAAAGGGAAGCTTTATTGATATCAGATTCCCGATTCATGGAACCTTTAGCGGCTGCGCCCTGCGTCAGTTCTATCTGGCGGCGTAGTTCGGGCAGGTTGTTCGCAAGTTTCTGCGCATCATCGCCGAACTCTTTACCGAAAATCTGAGTAAGGTTGGCTACCTGCTTATCTGGTGCAAGTTTTTTGGACGCTTCCAGCACTGAAATGATCGTGCCCATCGCGTCCACTGACATGCTTTTCTGGACTTTTTCAGCATTGACGCCGATTTCATCCAGCGCACCCAAAAATTTATCGCTTTGTACTGTGGCGATCGATAGTTCGCGCACCATTGCATTGGTTGCGCTGGCGGCAACTTCGGCAGGTGATCCAAGCGTCAGGAAGGTGGAACCCAGCGCGGCGGCTTGCTTGTAATCCAGTTGGCTGGCAAGTCCGCCAACGCGCTGGAGCACGTCGATAATATCGGAGCCTTTCGACTTCGCGTTATCGTCCAGGTAGTTTATGGCGTCGCCTAACTGTTCAATATTCTGGGTAGGGATTTTATACAGCCCGGCAATCTTACCGAGACTTTCAGAAAGCTGATCGGCGGGCAGTTCAAAGGCTACCGAAGCTTTTGCCGCCATGCTGGCGAAAGCCAGCAGATCGGCTTTTTGTTTTTCCCACGG